TACAGCATGAATAAGATACAATCTACGGAGTTCATATTCGATGCAGGACATGGAGAAGGTTTCTGTTTAGGAAACATCATCAAGTATGCACAAAGATATGGCAAGAAAGATGGTAAGAATATTGATGACTTACTCAAAATCTTACACTACGGAATTATTTTATTAGGGGTACAAATTGAGAACGAAGAAACACGAAAATCTTACACAAGCAAATATAACCAAGGTAATTAGTTTACTAGAACCTAAAGAAGGTAAGCCTATTACCAAGAAAGAGGCTTGTGCTATATTAAATATTGCCTATAATACAACTAGGCTACAAAAAATTATTGACGAACATAAAGAAATGGTCGAGTTTCGTGCTAGAAGAAAAGCACAAAACAAAGGCAAGGCTGCAACTCCAGACGAGATAAAAGCAGTAGTTAGGTCTTACATTGATGGTGCTAATGTATCAGAAATAGCAGGAGATTTATATAGGTCTCCAGCTTTTGTAAAAGCCATCATTGAAAGACTTGGAATACCCCAGAAGTTAGCAGACAGCGACTATGAAGGAATGAGAAATGCAATGATTCCTGAGCAGTGTGTTAGAGAAAGTTTTGAGATTGGGGAAAGAGTATGGTTTGCAAAAAGAAACAAAATGGCAGAAATACTTGAAGAACACAAAAATATAGACTACGAAGCTAAGTATGGATGTAAGTGCTATAAGCTGTGGGTATTAGACCCTTGTGATTTAAGCAATACATTCTTTCCATGGATGAATGGCGATAGAGCTGGATTCTACGGTAGTGCTTTAGCTTATGACTTAGGAAGTCTAAGACATATTCAAGAATATCTTGACTAGTCAAGTTAAAAGGAAAAAGACCGATGGATGCACTTATGATGGTGCTGGCATTTTGGACAGCGGGAGTAGGTATATTATTTTGGAAAGTATATCTACCCTCAATAAAAATAGTAAAAAATCTAGAACCTAATAACTTAGTAGTAAAGTGGAATTGGTTGTGCGCAATAATATGGTTATTGTTAACCACAGTTTTATTACCATTTTTAATCAGAGTTATTCTAGATGATAACCAAAGAGAACAATTTATGTTAGGGTTTATACCCTCAGTTATGGGAGAAAAAGATGTATAGAGGTAATTCTTACTTTGAAGCACTAAAATTAAAGTACTTAGCTGAAATTGCAGAAGCAGAAGCAGTGTTAGGTACATACTTTAAGAACTCAGTAGGTATCGGAGAACATTCCGAACTATTACCAGAGTTTGATAAATGGATGGGTAAATTAGCAGAAGCTAAAGATAAACTAGAGGCATTAGAGGAATTGGTATGAGTGAGCATCAAATACAAGAGTGCACAAAAAAACTAATAGCATTGATAGACGCAGTAGAAAGGATAGACAGATTCAATAAAAATACTTTGCCATATCGTGTGGATAACGCAAAAGAATTAGCAAGGGAGTTAAAGAATGAGTCAAACTTTATTTCTAACCTGCGATGATAAAAGTATAGGAGTAGTAAGAAATCCATACGAAAGAGTAGTAACAGAATACTTCTATTCTTTTAATTATATAGGATTCGATAATTGGGTTACTAAATTTACTCCACCCCCACAGGTAGAACTTTATAAAGACTGTGATTACATTGTAAATTATAGTGACTGGCAACAAGAGTTAAAAGAGTTAGACCTACATCCAAAAGATACATCAATCTTAGAAGATGTTAAAATTGTAGAAGACTGGAGACGGTGGTATACAATAAAGAGTAAAACTCATGTTGCCGTACTATATAAAGATGATATAACAACCTATGGTTATAGCTTCTAAAAAATAGTTCTTGACTCATGCTTAAACATCTTGTATAATATATTTATATTAATGGAAAGATATCAATATGAGTGATAGATTTTATATGCAAATGCGTGAAGCTACAGGTTGGGCTCCAGGTCTACCTGAGTTTTACAAACAAATTAAAAGGAGAAGAAAAATGCCTTGGACGGATGAAGCAAAGGCTCAAGCAGTAGAGATGTATACTGCAGAAGAACCAACTCCAGAAAACAGTATGGAGATAGTCAAGCAGATTGCAGAAGAGTTAGGCGAGAGCCCAAACGGAGTTCGCATGATATTGACAAAAGCTGGTGTATATGTCAGAAAAACACCTGCTGTTAAATCTAGTGGAGGTTCAACAGGCGGTGGCAGAGTTAATGTTGCTGCAGCCCAAGAGGAACTAACTAAAGCGATTAGCGACATGGGAGAAGACCCTGACAGCGCTATCATAGGCAGACTTACAGGGAAAGCTGCTATGTATTTCGCTAACTTGTTAAACAAACTTAACGATTAACTACCCCTGAGTGTGGGGAGTGGGCGACTACTCTCCACTTTTTTGCATCTTTAAAAAGGAGCTTACAACAACCTAACCATTGATGGGACGCTAATAGATATTAACCACCCACAAGGATACGGATGAAGAAAGACGACTTTACTAAAATAGTAAACGATGCAGGTGATGCTATCATCACATACAGAAGTCAAAATAGTCGTAGACTGAAATATAATGTCTGCACTATGGATTTCGATAACAAGTATATACAGTCAAAGAAAAATAGAGCAAGACCGAATAATAGTCAAGTACTATTATTTTGTTGGGATACTGATTCCTTTAGACTGTTACAACCAAGTAATGTAACTTCTATCGTGCCTTTAGCAAAGATACTGAAGAATGATAGAATTACATAGCGCACCCCCAGTTTACGAAAAAGAAATAAATTATAACGCAGAAAAGCACGAGAAAATATTTGTTATGATAAATACCTTTCGAGGAGAGGAGTATTTACACATAAGAAAATACTATCAAGACTTTGACGAAGAATGGAAACCAACTAGAGATGGTATAGCTATTCGCATGGACTTTGATAATACTCGTGCACTGTTCGATTCCTTAGTAGAAATCTTATCTATATCAGAAGTAAAAGATGTTCTGTCAACTTATTTCAAAGAGACCCTCGACAACATCTATCAAAAATAATTCTTGACAACAAGTTAAAAATCGTATATAATATATGTATGAATAAAGAACTAGAAGCATATCTTCGCCTATGCAATCAAGCATATGCCGAAGGCAACCCATTAATCCCAGACGAAGTATATGACCGACTCGTAGAAAATACCGAGTTGGAAAATGAAGTTGGGCATATTGAAGTTGGCGAGCAAAGATACAAACATCCGTATCAAATGTATTCTTTGCAGAAAGTATTTGTGGGAGAGGACAAAGAACCAGATTGGGCAAGTACCGATACAAATATAATGACAACTAAATTAGATGGTGCTGCAGTATCTTTAACTTATATAGACGGAGAGTTACATCAAGCACTTACTAGAGGCGATGGTAAACAAGGACTAGACATCACAGATAAGATGCGCTTTCTTGTGCCTAGATACATTCGTATCGAAGGACTAGTCCAAATCACAGGAGAGGTTGTAGCTCCCAAGTCTATTCCCAATGCCAGAAACTATGCGTCTGGCGCACTTAATCTAAAAGATGTAGAAGAATTTAAATCCCGTGAGTTAGATTTTATAGCTTACGGTATACAGCCGTGCATAACGGATAGCTGGGTGGCAGACATGACGCGTGTCTCCGACAGCGGCATTGAGTCAATCACACTTAGTGATTACTCGATGTTCCCCAACGATGGTAAAGTTGTAAGGGTCGACTCTAACAGTAAATTTGAATCGTTAGGCTACACATCACACCATCCAAGAGGAGCATATGCTCTAAAGAAAAGGCAGGCAGGAGTTGTTACTAAATTGTTAGATGTTGAATGGAATGTCGGCAAGTCTGGTGCAGTTTCTCCAGTTGCAATCCTAGAGCCTTGTGTTATAGGAGAAGCTACAGTAAGTAGAGCAACACTACATAATATGGGTTATATAGAAGCACTTGGATTAGAAATCGGGTGTATGGTAGAAGTTATACGAAGTGGAGAGATAATTCCAAGAATAGTCAAACGAGTATGATAGATACATTCAGGAAGTGGGGCAATAAACCACAAATGAATGGACTTGGTTTTATTTGGTTAAATAAAACACCAAAAGAAAGATGGAATTTTTACCATCCTACTCTAACTCCAGTAGTAGTAGATGAATACCACAATCATAGAACTAGCTTTGAGAGTACAGTTATGAAAGGCAAACTCTTTAATAAAAGAGGACTAGTAGTAATTGGAGATAAAGTTTTGAGAACAATAGATTGCATTACTTATCTAAAGAAAGGAGAAAGTCCAGACTTTCCAGTTATAAGAGATGAAGTAGGAATATTTGAGTTTGAAACTGATGAAATAAATGAAGGAGAATCATACTACATGGATGCAAGAGATATGCACAAAGTATGGGTAGAAGAGCCTTCAATAACAAAGCTAGTACGAAAACGAGAAAAAGAAACTCCAGGTATGGCAGTTTATGATATTAATAAAAGTCCTCTGTGTCCGATTGCAGACTTTGTAACACCAGAGGAAAGATGTTGGGAGATTATAGAGGAAATATGTCAATATTAACAGTAGTAAAACATTATGATGAATTGACTACAAATGAATTGTATAGAATTATACAGTTACGAATACAAGGTTTTATAGTACGAAATCAAGTCTGCTACCAAGACTTAGAGGCACACTATGATAAAAATAGT